TCCGCCCGAGCCGGTCGGGCTCGGCTCGATCGCCATCCGATAGAACGTCGTTCCGCCCTTCTTTGTGCGGTACGGAACGATCATCACCGGCGTCGGATTCGCCGAAAGCCCCGTGCGCGGGTCGGTCTTCCCCGTCGTCGCCGCCGTCTCGATCTTGAACTCGACGGAGCCACTCGACGAGACCGTGACCTTGATCGGCTGACACGGAGCGCTGCGATGCAGTAGCCCCGTGCCAGGGTCCTTCCACTCGTAGACGAACGTGTAAAGGTAGTCGCCGGCATCCATGTTGCCGTCGGTTCCCGGCGTCGCCGCAATGACGCGCGGCGGGTGAAGATGCCCGATCTCGAACGCTCGGCGACCGTCGTAGTACGTACAAACGCCGGCACCGATGACGAGCCCACGACCGAGCGACGCGCTCGACCACGTGTCCTCGCGCTCGAACGTGATGAGCCGCAGAGCGGATCGACCTGGCGAGAGCAGGAGCGAGCCCGCGTAGGCCTTGCCGTTGACGACAGGCACGTTGCAGAGCTGCGCTCGTCGCAGCCCCTCACTTTCGCGCGGATCGATGACAGCTACGAGACGGTGTGGGTAGTACAGACCATCCTCTTCCTCTTCGGTCGTTCCCACCTCCACGGCAAAGACGGTGTTCTGCTGCACGCGCGCGCCGTTCGGCAAGATGACTGGAGGTCGGACGCTCGAGAGCAACGCGTAGGCGCGTCCGTCGATCACGAAGACGCGCGAAGCGAGCCGCGCCCACCGAGTCTCGCGAATCGCGTCGCCGAGCATGTTGCCGCCATCGTCGATGAGGACGGACTTCGTGAGCTGTGTGTCCGTCGGAAGCCATGAATCGACGCCGAGGTAAGTTATGGCGCCGGACGTGAACATGACCACGGCGGTCGTCTCCGTGAGACGCGCAACAGAGACTTGCGTGTAGCGCTCCGTACCGAAGTCGAACAGCGCCGGCCCGATGATCTGCTCGAGCGTGTCGGGGTCGTGAATCGCCCCCCAGACCTCGTAGAGCGGAGTCACATCGTCTGCCGTGGCAAACGCGACGTAGATCCGCTCGTCGGGCGTGGCTGAGAGCGAAACAGCATTCACGCTCGCAGCGCTGGCAAGAACCTCCTCTGACGCAAGAGCCGAAAGGTCCGCGTCGAACGTCGCGAGCACGAGCTCGTCGTTCGTGGTCTTGTAGGCAACGGCGATGTCGTCGCCGTGATGAACGAGATCCCAGATCGGAAGCGAGCTCGCTTTCACGTCGGCAAGCAGCGACGTCGGCGTCACGTCGAGAAAATCGGAACTCTGAACGTCCGTCGTGAGGTCGACCGCCACGACCTTCAGATTCGAGTCGTTCCCCTCCTGCCAGAAGACGAGAATCGTTGTTCCTTTGAGCAGCACGCGGAAATGGCGCACGCCGTTGCTGAAGATGGCCGGCAGGTAGCACGNCGGAACGACGACGCCGCCCGTAGTCGCGTCCTCGACTTGGAGGAAGAGTCTACGCGAAGAGTCGCACGTCCACGCGATCGCGACGTAGGACTCGCTCGCATCGACGTCGGCGGCGATGACCGACATCCCCGAGTCGGTGACCGTACGCCACGTCGCTCGGAGCGCGTTCATGCGCTGGATCCGCTTCCACGCTTGGTTCGCTGGCACGTACGAAAAGAGATCGAGACCGTCCGTCGTGAGCAGCTCGCCGCCGCGTGCCCAGACCTTCTGGAGCGTGCCGAGCTCCTCGTCGCTGCCGAGGATGGCGCGCGGGAGGTCCTCGGTGCCCGGCCGCTTCTCGACGCGCCCAGCCTTCCTCCACACCGCGTTTCGGAGCGCGGTGAGCGTTCCCGGGGCGGCCTGCTTCGGATCGATGCTCTCGTCGAGCGAAGCCGTGCGGAGCGCGACCTGCATTACCTGAGCGGGCGGAACCATCGTCATCGCGGAACAGCCTCCGAGGCGACGGGATAGAACCAGAGGTCCACGGTGCACTCGGTGTCGGCGGCGACGGCAAGCTGCCGCGTGAGATCGATCTGCGCCTGCTCGCTCGCGTCGGCCTCGACAACGATCGCCGGCACGCCCGTCCCGTCGTAGTTCTGGCGCGCGACGAGGAACGCGGCGCGCGTCCCGAGCCCGTGGTCCACGACCTTCACGCCAGCGGTGTCGAAACGCACGCTGCGTAGAACACCACGAGCGAACGGCAGATCGTCGAGAGCGCGCGCAACCCTGTCCGTCGCGCGCTGCATTGCATCGGCCGTGCGACTCCCGGTGTGCTGCCGTGGGCTCGTGAGAGGCTTCACGGCCACGGCCACTTCCACCAGTGCTGTCGACGCTTCCGCACGCGCTGCACGCGCCTCGGCATGCCGGAGACGCGCTGTCGCGCCATGCTCTCGACCTCACGCTCCCACCAAGCGGCCTTCTGCATCGAGAGCGTCCAGTCGGCGCTGTCCTTCTGCTGGAACTCGGCGACCGTCTCCCAGACGGCCCATTCCTCGAACCCGCACACGCCATCGAACGTGTTGCCGAGCGCGCGCGTGATCGGCACGTAGTCGGGCACGTAGTGGACGCGCAACGTGTCCGAGACGGACGGCGTCGGGAAGATCTCGATGTTGTCGCCGCGAAGCTGGAAGCGGCGCGCCTCGCCGTAGCGCGAGAGCGGATAGGTGTCGTAGTCGTGACGCTCGGCCTCGTTGATGTCCCAGAGCGCCTGCCACTTGTCGGGCCCGCACCTGCGGCTCACGCCGAGGAGCTCGAGCACCGGCGCGTTCAGCGCGTAGGTGCTCTGCCCGGGCGACGTCGTGATGTCGGTCTGCGCACGGTAGTACTCATGCCCGCGAGCGCGGACGAGCGCGAGGTAGACCTTGCGCAGGTTGGCGTTGAGTCGCTCCTCGATGTTCGCATCCGTGATGAACGCGTTGGCTTCGTCGACGGTCTCGAAGCCGCCGAGATGGCGGACCTTGGCGATCAAGGACGTCATGCTCACCGCGTCCGCCATCTCGGCCCTCCGTCGTCAGCCCTGAACGGTGTCCTGCACGGCTTCGAGCTCGAAGCCGATGCTGTTGTTCGCGTCAGCCGCAACGTCCTGCGCTGCGCCGGAGCCATCGACGACGCGGATGACGCACTGCCATCCGGTTCCGTCGACCGTCGGCGTGAACGCGCCCCACTGCGCGATGCGCGCGGCGGCGCTGTTGAGCTGGAGCCCGAGCCCGAGAGGTACGAGCTTCATCCAGCGCCGCTCGAGCGTGAGCGTGTACACGCCTTGCGCGGTGCGCGCGACCGTCCAGCCCTTCTTCCCCTGGTTCAGCGTGTTGTCGATCGCGCTCGAACCGTTCGGGAAAAATCGTCCGCTGATCCGCACGCGGCGCTTGCCGACGTGACGGACCGGCTCGTCTCCGAAGGTTGCACCCGGCATCGGTAGCCTGCCTTCCTACGCCGCCGCGTTGTACTTGCCGATGGCGTTGAAGCCGGGCCACTCGCAGCCGAGCTGCCAGAGCGCACGATACCGCCACTCGAAGTTGTCGGCGTCGCTCTTGCGGATCATCCGGTTCCCGTCTTCCTCGACGAGATGCGGCAGACCCTTGATCGACTTGATGACCCAGGTGTCCTCCTGGAGCATGAAGAAGTAGCCTCGCGGGCAGTTCGGGTCCGCCATGACCTTCAGCGGCCCCTTGTCGCCTTCGAGGATGAGCGCCTTGTAGCCGACGATGCCGTCCGTCGACTTCGTCATCTCGAACGTCGCCTTGCCCATCAGGTTCTTGATGATGTCGGCGCGATCGAGGTTGTTCGTGTAGACGGCATCGGGCACGCCGCCCTCACGGCCGAGACGCACGGCGCAGTCGATGAGCGTGTCTTCCTTCGAGGCACCAGCCTGCGCGCTGAAACGCACGCCCGCGAGTCGCGTTGCGTCCGCACCGCGATCGACGCCGAAGAAGTTGTCGGACCCGAAGACCGGCGCGGTCTCGGGAAGCCACGCGCGGAGACCCTTCGCGGCGAGACCGAAGTCGCCGTCGCGGAAGAGGTAGTCGCCCGCGGCGAGCGACGTGATGACCGTGTTCCACGCCGCGCTCGTGGCCGTGATGGTGCCGAGGTCGCGGTCGACCGCGGCGATCGTCTCGCGCGCGCCCGAGTTGCGCAGCGTGTGACCCGAGGCAGAGCCGTCGTTCGCCGACGCCTGGACGACCATCTCGGGCTCGAAGAAGACGATGTCCGCCGGCTCCGCAAGAGCGACGGTCTTCAGCGAGACGTTCGCCCCCGTGCTGATGCGGCCGCGCGCGCCGCCGCCATTGCCGTAGAGCTGGAGGGAGATCGACCGCTTGAAGTTCATCAAGCAGCCTTCCATTTCGCCCTTCACGGCGTTCAGGATCGTGTTCTCGCTACCCTCGCCGGCGAGCAGCGCCTCGGCCGTGATCTCGCAAACGTGGTAGTCCTTCGCTCGCGTGAGGAAGAAGGCCG